TCTCATACCACCGTCTTCGCGACTGTCCTGCCACCAAGTCTTGATAGCAAATCGATAACTGGGCCGATCGTCCTCCGGCAGCCGAGTCAACAGTTGTTGAGTGAGTTCTTGTTTATTTGGCATCGGGGTATACTTGCGCCCCCTGCGTCAAGAGCACGACTGTGAACTTGTCGGTCTTGAATTGTGTATTGAGTTTACGTGCCAAGTTTTTGGCATGTCCGGGATTTGAGAATGAAACCTTTTTGTACTTGGGTCCTGGATACTGTGTGAGCATGTTTGATGTTTTCAAGTTGATAGGTTTGGTATCAAAGAATACAGCCCATACTCCTTCGGAGGCCAACACTTGTTCGGTCTTGTAAGTTGCTTTGTCAGTGTGTTCAATCAACACATTTGGTTTGGGTCTACTCATCATTATCTCCGTAGTTTATTTATCTCAAAAACTACGTGGTTTTGAAACTGCCGCCGCTCAATTCTACCGTGATTGTTTCCTGTTTGGGTTGTGTGTGCAAGGTTTCCAGTGTGAGTAACAGTTTTGTAATATCGCTGTGTAAATCTTTGGCTTCACGCATGGTCATGACAAAATCACGCTGGCCGCGTGATTCATGTGCCTTGATTGAGTCAACAAAACGATTTATGTGTAGGCTCATTTGATAAACTGTTCCAATTCTGGAGGAGTCCAACCTGCTGGTTTGAGTACCTTGCCATCCTCACGCTTGCGTACACGGCCTGTTTGCTTGTCAATCTTGGCAAAGTTGGTGCTCATGACTTCTTTCCAGGCACCTTCTGCATCTGCTCCTAGACTGTGAATAGCACCAATGGTCACAACCAAAATGTCAATCAAGGCATCAAGATCATCCTTCTTGGTTGAGCTCGCCACCAATTCTCCAAATTCTTCTTGAATGAGGTTGCAGTACAATTGGTATTGGTCCCGATTGAATTCGCCTACAGTTTGTTCGCAGGCTCGCATGAATTTTTCTTGATCACGAAAGGGATTTGTCATTGGCTTCTTCTTTTGAGTTGAAAGGACCTTGATAGGCATAACGCTCCAAGGTAATAAGTTTGGGATGTTGTACGGTTTTCCACTTGCGATGTTGCTTGACTCGGTACCAGCCTGCGGCAAACCACGATTTGGATTTGTCTTCTCTAGTGAACAATGGCAACCGATGTTTGACATCCCATAAAGGATTAAACACTTCCCCTTCCACTTCATGGCCATAAACCAAGTTTGGTGGCAATGGCGTCACAGTTTCAGCCGGCTCAAATTGGATGTCGACTGCTTCTCGAGCCATCTTGATAGTTTTGTAACTTACTACACTATCAAGAATTTTTATGGTACAGTTACCGTTTTCTTTTACTTCAAGCTGACCAATCTTGCGGTCACCCTTCTTGAGTATGTAATACTGATTGTCCACCACTGGTTTGGCTAATATCATCTAGCACTCCTTTATATGTTTCATTGAGCCAGCGACCAAACTGTTCGGCCGCATCACTACACTTGTTCAGTTCGTACTTGCCACAGAACTGCATGAACCGCACTCCCACCTGTCCCACATCACGGTGACTGATCTGCTCACGTATGGCTGTGTCAATAGTGGTCTTGATGTCATCTGGTTGTGCTGTAAGGTCAATCAAGGTACGATTGCGTTCATAGTCATCAAGCACACGGTGCTCCGCACCTTCATGATCAGTCCAACGTTGCAACATCAGATTGTTCCAATTGTATCCGCGACGGTCTCGGTCTCCAAAGGCCTCACGGAGACCAACTTTATTCTTTGTGCCTTTCTCACGTACTCCAGGATACGCACTGAATACGTTGTCTGAGCTGTCACCACGCATGCACTTCTCAAATAACAACCAGGCTGGATCCGGGATCGTTTTTGGCTGTTTAGTTTTCTTATCATTGACGTGCTTACCTTTAGCATCAAATATTCCCTCCAGTGTTAACAGTTCGTCAGCAATGCCATTGTATTGTGTGACATTGGGTGCGAGCAATTGCACAAAATCAGAATCTGAACTGATAATTACGTGATCGTCTTGTGGGTGTAAAGCAATCCAACGTGCTATGATATCATCTGCTTCAGCAGTGGCACATCGGATAACGCTACAATTGGTTTTAGTAGCCAAGTATTTAGTCAGCTCATCATAGGTTTCCCAGAACAGTCGATCCTCTTCTGCTTCCTCTTCGGTCATTTTGCCACGTGCCACAGCACGATTGGCCTTATAGGGCTTGTAGTAGTCCTTGCGCCACGAGCGTCCTTCTAGTGCGAATACCACATGATCTGCTTCAAAACGACGGACCATTTTGTTCACAGCCATCAGGGTCACATGCAAGGCAAAGCCCAGTTTGGTCCAAGAGTCTGCGGCTCTAAATGCTCCGTGTCTAGCACGAAAGAACATGTTGGCAGTATCAATCAGTACGTATTTCATTGGTCACAATCAAGTTGTTATCGTTGATGTATTGTAACACATAGTTGGCCCAAAAGCAATGGGCATCCGCACCAAAATGGTAACTTTTGGGGTTTACATACTCAAAACCGTTGTTTCTACACACAGCACTATAGGAATGATCTATAGAATATGGCTCAATATAGTCCAACCCCCAGTCTCGATCTGCGGGCAATTCGCTGAATGTACTGTGTCCATTGAAGAACAGGTGTGGAATTTGCAGTTGGGTTAACTCTTGATGGAATGCCCAAATTTGGTCATGTGCCCTGCGAGTGGCAATTTTCCAATCTACGTCAATCACAAACTGCCGATAACGATCACGTAGTTCAGGCGGTACAATATCCCAACCACTAGCATTCACTTGATACCAGATACCATTGTGTAGCCACTCTTCACGTTCCCAGGTTGACCACTGTATGATCATGAATGTATCAGCCACGCGATCAGGATTGTTTTTGATCCAGTCACGTGTGGTGCGAATCATACGGTCATTGCTCGATGCAGACTCAGCGTCACAATGCATGTCAACGCCAAGGCTTTGAGCCAGGCGAGTACACCAACTCACTGCTAGGTTTGCAGGATGCGGTCTGCGATCTATTCCATTCCGACCATCGTCCACAGCAAATACTTCGTTGACTGCGGCTTCTGCGGCCGCGGTATGACTGCAACCATTCACATACAAGATCATCGTTGTAACAGTACTTTTTCTGTCTCGGCAGCCACCACACGTTTGCGCAGACTTGAACTGGAGAACGAGTGATCTCTACTGTTAAATATATGTTCAATCTGCATAGACTGCCCTTCACTACGTCCGGTAAAGTTTGTGTCCTCATACTCGCTGCCTAAGATGCGTACATCAATTGGTAATGTAAGAATTAAATCTACTAGATCTTGTTCTGTGGTGTATACAACAATCTCGTCTACAAAACGGCAAGCACCTAATTGTATTTGACGTTCTACAATACTTTGAACAGGAGGATTTTTAATGCCCGGGCGATCAATACTTGCATCAGTTTGTAATCCTGCAATCAAGTAGTCGCAATGATTTTTGGCTTCGGCTAACATGGCGATGTGCCCTGCGTGTAGCATGTCAAATTGACTGAATGTGATACCGATTTTTTTGCCCTCGGCTTTGAGTTCTTTAATGTGATTGAATATCATACTACCATTATAACAGAAAGTGCATTAGTTTACAAGGAATTTGGGGACCATTGGGAAGATTCAACATATTTTATGCATACTTTTAAATAACACCTCCATAATAGATTCTTGAGCGTTTAACAACGGATGTCCCCATTCATCTTGATCCAATGAATTATTGCTACAAAAATCAGTTAACGACTGATCGATTGGCATTGCCCAATTCATGCTAACAACATGATTATTAAGGGTTATCATTTGCTCTAATTCAGACTGGTATGTTGGATTTGTTGGATCAAATGTATTATGAAAAAAATTGTAAGGAATTAACTCCTTGTAGCGATTGATGTAATTATCAAATATGCTGTTAATGTTCCACAGTTTTATGTTTTTGATTTGACAAAGACAATCAAGCAAATACATCATTCTGAAAGTCTCAATACCTTGTGACCATTCGTTATAGTGGTACTTGTAGTAATCTTTATAAAACCTTGTCTCAGCTGGGCCAGAATTTTCAGAACATTCTCCGTGCGGAGTCATTCTAACAAAGTCTCCATTGGATAATGGTAGTTCAACTCGATCCATACTAGTCCACCCAACAAATACCACATCAATGTCGTTGTGTGTTAACAAATAATCCACAGTGGTTTTAAAAATTCGACGATTACTTGACATTGTTTTACCAATGTTAATGTATTCTAGATTTAACTTTTCTGCTAAAAGATATGGCCATATTTTTACTTCCCAACTTGGTAACGTATTCAGGGTAATCATTTCTACCATGCTACATCCATTAAACAATATTTTCATTTACTTTCCTTTACTGCAGAAATTCAGTGACCATTGGGAAGATTGGTTCCATTAACTTACCTCTGTACGCCCGCCGCCAATGTCTCGAGAATTTACATATTGACTGCTGTACTTGTTCATGGCCTGTTCTTGTTCCCAGGTTTCCATCACAACATGGCGACAGATATTCTGAAACCACCGATCCACAATTTCAGCATCAGTGTCGTTGGGCTTCATCATGTATCCGGCTTTGACCAAGCGAGCCACAAAGACTTCGTTCCAGTCTAGTTCAAATGCACCTTGATGCAAGTTGTTTGGATCAATATCCATCTTGAGGATGCTAACATAAGGTTCGCCCTTCTCAGTAGCCAGTTCTTTTTCGGTTTTTTCTGGCGCTCGGGGTTTGGGTTCAGCCCTGGGCTTGGGTTCGGGCTTTTTGCGAAATCGATCAAATAGTCCCATCAGGTGCCCCATTCGTTTTTAAAGAGTGGCACTTGTAATCTATCACTGTACCGCCAGCCTTTTCGCATTGCCATTTCTGCCACTGCACGATTGTTAAGGGAATACACCTGCTCAACACCACCAACAGGCATGACATAAACATGACCAGTAAAGCCTGCTTTACGATATTCTTCAACTGCACGTTCTGCATCTATTAAATCCTGTTCTGTGGCAACTACCAGTTTCAAATAGGTATAGCCATACTCTTCATACTCGCATACTACGTCTGGACAGATAGCATCTGACCATGACTCACCGGATCCGGGTAGTTTAGCACTCACACTAAATGTAATTTCTCGTAAGTATTCCTTGTCATGATGATATGCCCAAGTATGTAGATACCGTTTAAAAGAATCATCTAGTGGTTGAGTACCATTTGTTTCAAAGGTAATTTCTTTTAGACCAGCCATCTTAGGATGTTCTAGTAAGTCTGGATAGGCACGTTGCCAACCTAACAAAGGTTCACCGCCCGTGATTACTAAATGTTCGTCTTTCCATTCCTCGTACGGTAACATATCCATAATACCATCGGCAATCGCATCAGTAGAAAGAAGGGGACTAAGATGACGAAACCTAGGATCCCAACTAGCGT